AAATAATGGTGAATATAAAATAATTTTATAATAGTATAAGATAAACCAAACAAATATCCAATACGAAAAAACAAAATCAAAACGATATTTATCTTCCATTATTTATAATTATACATATTTTTCATGTACTAAACCTTTATTAATACAATCTTTAATATTCCAATTAATATCTTTTTTTAAAATTACTTTTAATTCTTCTTTTGTAAGATTTGTATTTGCTACATATATTTTAATTATATGATTCATTAATTTCTTTAAATTGGTATATTCATCATCAATTTCTGTCATTTTTCCCCACATTCCACTTCGTAATTCGTGAATTAACATATAAGCATTTTCACACATATATCGTTTTTCACCTGCTAATGAAATTAATGTTCCTGCTGACGCAACATAACCATCAATAACAGTATATACAGGTACAGATAATGATTTTATACAATCAATAATAGACATTGCTGAATAAATTGTTCCTCCGTCTGTTGTTAAATGTAAATAAATAGGTTGTTTATCTATTCCTAATGTAATAGATAAAATATTTATTTTATTAGCAACTTCTCTCAATTCTTTATTTAATTCAAACGCAGTATCTGGATTTATATCATTATTAAAATAAATATGATAAAAATTACTATAAATATAACTATTTACATTTTTTGGAAAAACGAATGGTAATTTAGCAATATTATCATTATTATCTTCTTCATCGTCATCTTTATTTTTTGATGTAGATGATAATGATTTATATTTTTTTTCTCCCCAATAAGAACGCTTCATTATTAATAATAAGTAATTATTTGCTTATATAAATATTTTATTTTTTGAGTTTTAAAAATAAAAAATCGTATTTTAATTTAGAAAAAAATGAGCCAATCCATAGATTCGATGTTAGGTATTATAAATAATGCTAACCAAACAGCAACAATAGTTGATTCGCAACGTAATATATCAGATAACTTACGCGCTGCGTCAGAACGTAATATAAATGCCTTAATGCAAACTATTGCTTCTGATAATCAAAAAACTGAAAACTTAATGCAGATGAATAATTCATTTGCTAATCAAAACTTATCTACATTAGGAGCTTCATTAAAAGATTTAATACAAGCAACAGGTAATATTCAATTATCTTCAACTGAACGAAATGGAGCTAATGCTGTAAGTGCTGTTGATCGAGTTGGTTCTATGTTAAGTCATTCACTTGAACGTGTAGGAGGTGATAATATTAATGCTACTGATAGAAATGGAGCTGCTAATTTAATAGCAAGTGAAAGAATTGGTAATAATTTATCATCATTATTAAATCAAAATAATAATCTTCTTAATACAAGCATAAGAGATTCACAAGTTTTATCAGAACGCAATTTTGGAGAATCTAAATTATTTAATTCTACTCAACATCAAGGATTAGAACGTAGAATTGGAGATTATCATTTACAAAATGAACGCAATTTTGGCAATTTAAATACTGATTTACTTAAAATTGAAAATAGTCTTGGTAGATTAGCCGATAATCATCATAATTCTTCAATGGTAGAATTACTTAAAGTTCATGCTTCATTAGATAAGAGCATTGATAGAAGTGAAAATAATATAACTCGACAAGCTTCTGATAATTACGCAAATATACAAATAGAAGCTGCTAAAAATAAAGCAGCATTAGAACAAAAAATGACAGAATTAAGTAATGATATTAAAATTTCTATACTTAAAGATAATAATGATACACGTTCAATAATTAATTCATATAATAATGATAATATTCGTAATGATTTACAATCTGAAAAAATAATACATGCTTTACATCATCATTATAATCATCATCACGACCATCATCGTGATCATCATAATCATTATTATCCGCCTTTTTTTCCCTATTCAGGATTTCCATTACAAACATTTCAACAAGGACAAGGTGTGGGACAAGGTCAAGGACAAGGACATAGCTAAAAACAATATAATTAATTATTATATAACTTGTAATATTTATTATAATGAAAATATTTATAATTATATTACCTCAAATACTATTATTTCCAATTTATTTAATTCATATATTACATCAAATGAACATTATAATTCATCTAATATAATTACTTCTAATTTAATCAATTCAAATATAATTAATTCAAATATAATTACTTCTAATTTGATTAATTCAAATATAATTACTTCTAATTTGATTAATTCAAATATAATTAATTCTAATATAATTACTTCTAATTTGATTACTTCTAATTTGATTAATTCAAATATAATTAATTCTAATTTAATTACTTCAAATATAATTAATTCAAATATAATTACTTCTAATATAATTAATTCAAAAAAATAAAAATTAATTTTTAACAATAAAACCTGAATCTGTAATAATACTTATATCAATATTCCATTTTATTTGATTTCTTTTTTCCCAAATATCATATGCTTCTTTAATATGTTCTTTTAATTCTTCGTCATTTATTTTTTTAACTTTTTTTAAATGTTCATGTATTTTTGATATTTCTTTTGTTTTTTTTGAATGACCATAATGAGTTGAATAATGACACATTCTACACAAAGCAATAATTCTAATTAATTTTTGTGTTTTAGTATCATAATCATAAATCCAACGTTCGTGAGCTTCTAAATATTTAAACCTTTTAATACCACAACATTCACACCGATGTCCTGTTCTTTCGTATATATGATGTCTTATTAAATTCCAATCACTATCATTAAAAATACTTCTTACATTTTTAAAATAACTTGTTTTTGGTATCATATCGATATATAAATTATTACTACCAACTGATCTATCTTCGCCTATTATTTCTATTTGTTTATAAGATTCATATAATTTACATAATTCATTATTTTTATCTTCACAAAACCATTTTTTACAATTTTTATCCCAAATTGCTCCATATTCTTTGGCTATTTTTTTATTAGAATAAGGGATATTTAAATAAATAACCATAATCAATTTGCTTTTATTATTTATTTATTTTTTATATTTATTTTTCAGCTTTTTTTCTTCCCTTTTCTGCCTTTTTATTTTCTTTTTCTAAATCTTTTTCAGCTTTTTTTCTTTCCTTTTCTGCTTGTTTTTCAGCTTTCTTTGCTTCTTTTGCTTTATCTTTTAATTTTTTTTCTTCTTGTTTAATTATATGTAAAATTTCACTAATAAAATCTTTAATTATATTTTGTTCTTTTTTCTTTTTTGGTTTAATATTTTCTTCACTATTATAACTATCTTCATTATCACTTTCGTTTTCACTTTCTGTTTGAGTGCTACTACTACTATCATCTTTTTTGCCTTTTTTCTTTTTATTTTTCATGTTCATACAAGTATCAAATGCTTCTTCTTGTGAAATAATTAAATCTTTATTACTATTAACAGTTTTTTTGAGATTATTAATAATAGTTTTAGAATGTTCTAAATCAATTTGAATATAATCTTTAATATCTTCAAAGAAATAATTATAAATATTATTAGATGTATTTTTAACACTCATATTAACATCTTTAATATAAATAATTGGATAAGCAAATTGTCTTACATCTTTTTCTCTATTTAGATATGATATATAACCTGATATTTTATCTAAAAATTCTTTGTTTTTATCTTTTTTAAATAAATAATTATCATCTAAATAATAATCTTTAAACTCTTTAAAATCTTCTATAAAATAATCATCTTCTTTTAATAAATTAAGAAGTTTAAATAATTGCATCGGATCGGATGTATAAGGCGTAGCAGTCATTAACAATAATTTACAACTATTTTCTTTTGATGTTTCATAAGAATTATAAATTGCTTTTTTTAGAGTTTTAATATTAGGACGTTCATTTGCTGGTGTATCTTCGGCAAATAATTTATGTGCTTCATCTATGATAATTAAAGTTTTTTTAAGTGGATCAGATTTTCCATTACGTTTTACTAAATCATTATAAAAACTATTTTTACCATCAATTAAATTAGAAAATTGTTTGTAACTAATAGGAGTTATCCATTTATCATCAAGATATTTAAGAGGATTTTTAACTATTTCAGGTATAAAAGCACCTTTTTCAAGTTTTTCTTTAATAGTTGTTGAACATACTTGATTATACATATTTTTCCAAATATCTGGTTTTAATGTATGTCTTGTTACCCATAAAATTGTATAATCTTCTTTTTCGAATGAATTAGAAGCAGTAGCAATAGCAGAGCAGGTTTTACCTGTTCCAACAGAATGCCAAAATAATATTCCTTTGTAAGCACTTTTAGCAGTAAAAAAATTACTAACAAATGCTTGACTGTTACTTAAATTAACAATTCTATTATTATTTATAGCATCTGCTGGTGTTATACATTTATTTTCAAAAACTAAATTAGTCCATTTATATTCTTTAAAAAATTTACGAGTGTATTTTCTCATATCAATAAAATCTAATTTTTTAACTAATATTTGATTCATTGGTTTTACTTTTCTAATATCAATAAAATGATGTGTTTTTTTATTTATATTATTTTTAATCTTATTTTTAAAAGCTGGTTTAAATAAATTTTGTTGTCTATTAACACCTCCAAAATTAAATTTTGCTTTTTTTAGCAAATCGAATTCATTGTTTTTATTATGTTCTAATGATGAATATTCATCTTTTAATTTAAATAATTCAAATTCATTATATTTACTATAAATATTTTTAATATTTAGATCATCTTCTTTTTCATTACCAAATTCGTGAATAGCTTTATTTATTTCATAATCAACTGCTCCAAATCTACATATATTTTCAAGTTCAGCAGCAAAATATAATTTTTTAATATCTATTTTTCCTTCTTTTAAAAATAATGAAAATGCATCTTTATCTCCATATTTCTCCTCCATTTGTTTATTTAACAATAATTTGTATTTAAAGACATGTAATGGCCATCCAAGTTCTGGATTAAATTCTAATCCTTTTTGACCACAAAAACGAGTCCCTCTACCTATTGCCTGTTTTTCATCAGATGGTGTTAATAAATCATCAAAAATATGAACATATTTAACATCATATACATCTATACCTTCTTTAAATCCCTGATCAATTAATAGATATCTAATATTTTCACCATAAATATTATCAGGTCTCTTATTAAAAATCTTTAATATATCATTTCTTAATTTAACAGGAAATGGTTTATTATAAATAGCAACACTTGATAATAACGCAAAATTATTATCATTTTCTGTTATTTTTATTTTAAAATGGTCATCATAAATATTATTCATACCATAAGCCTTAAAAGCAGCAGCAACAAGTTTTATACCAGCAAGCGAATTACGCAAATCGCTATATATAATATGCTTAAACTTTTTACCATATTTTTTAAAATCGTTTTCATCTAATTCTTTTATATATTGAATTAAATTATATAATTTAGGTGAAGATATTTGTAATTCTTGTATTATTCTTATTGGGTCAAATGTTTTTTTATCAAATTTAAAAAAATCTTTATAATTACTATTATTAATTGTTTTTCTTATACATTCAGCTTTTGTATTAAAACTCATCTAATGTAATTATGATTCTAATATAATTAATGAAAAAATAAAAAATATTTTAATTATTTTTAATTATTTTAATTTCATCCATTAAATTATCTGATGGTGTTTCTAATATTAATGTAATATTGTCATTTACTTTTGACATCATTGTAGTAAATTTTTTTATTTCATTAATATCAATATGACCATTTTTATTTAATATGGTTTCATGTCTATCTAATTTACTACCTTTGACATTTTTACTATTATTGATATGAATTACTGCTACATCATTTAAATTATTATTTTTTTCTGTAAGCATAAATATTTCATTTAAATTATAATTAGCTGCCCAAATGTGACATGTATCAATACAAATCTTTATATATCTTTTTTGAATATTAGTAAAAGTATTATAAAAATCAATAAAATCTTCATATTTAAATAATAATTCTGTTCCTTGTCCGGATGATGTTTCTAAAATAATTTTTGAATTTAATTTTCTTTCAATAATTTCATTTATAATAAAATCTAATGATTTTTTCATATTTATTAATCCATTTTCGATTGAATTATTTGTATAACGACCACAATGAATAACACAACCAATTGCTCCAATTAAATGAGCAATTTGTAATTCATGAATTATTAATTTTATCCAATAACATTCATTAATATCAATTTGGCGTTTATTTATTATAAAACTATTAGCAATATTAATTGTATATGGACTATGAATTACCAATGAAAAATTATTTTTATTTATATAAGTCTTTATATCATTTAAGTTTTTACCAAAATAATTTTCATTTATAGAAGATATTTTGGTACTTCTTGGGTTAGACGCAAATATTTGTAACGCATTTCCGTTATTATTTTTAATTACATTCATAGTATCTATTAATGTTTTACTACGTGATATATGAGCTCCAATAAAAACCATTGTTAATTATGATTTATAAAAAATATTCAATTTTTATTATATAAATCTTAAAAATAATTTTTAAATATAATAATAAGTATTTATTATGTCTGGAAGTAGTTCTTTAA